GCTCTGTCAATAGCATTTGCAGTATTAAGATAAGCACAATCTTTATCCGCATCACCAGTGTTTGCCAGCGTGAGAAAGTATCTCATCTTCAAATCTTCAAGTTCTTTCACTACTTTCTGCGTATCAAACGCTATTGACTGTTCTTCAATCTCCCATTCACTTTTCAACATATCTGTTTTAATCAGTTCATAGATTATATCCAATGCTGTTCTATTGTCCCTGTATCGGCAGTTCGCTTTTTTGTGTATCCGTGGATCGTTTTTATCCCAATCATTTACGGCAAAACATACATCACTGGCAAACAGCATCTTGCATCCTCTTGCAATACAGAGATAATAGCACTCTGATTCTTTTGGAATCCCTTTACATCTTTTGAATCCGAACCTCTCAAATTCTCTGGCTTTTACTTTTGGTTTTAGCATCTATTTTCACTCTCCCTTGTAAGGTTCCGGCAACGGCATCCATGCAATCACTTTCCCGTTGCCACCTATAATACAATCGCATCTCCATTTACCGTCTCTTGTACGAGCCGGTGCAGCCGTCCTTTCACCGTTGCTATACTCTACCATTGCAATCACAGTAGCTGATATCTTCTCAAACATTCCTTTATCCCATTTATCAGTGCCTTTCCATCTTGCAAATATGCTGTCACGTTCTTCCGGCATCTTCTCACTGCATGGAATCCACTTTGGTTCCGCTAACTCTCCAATCTCTTCTGCCAGCTCATCCAGTTTTGCGTGAATAAATTCCGATGGTACTCTTGTCAGCGTTCTAATGTCTTCTTGTATCTTTTCTAATGATCTGTTTCTACTCATACTTACACCTCCTCTTCTTTTGGAAACTGAAAAATAAAAGTTTCGGTAATTTGATCTTTTACTTTTTCCGCTTCTTCTAACGGTATTCTTGTAAGAACATTTGCCGTTTCTTGAATCATGTGCCTGTTTAATATGTATTGTGTATACCGTTCTCTGCACATCTCCATAGCCTTGATCGCTTTTTCTTCGGTGGAATATTCAGCTAAAATATAAACTCTATCTCCTTTTCCGAGCTCATTCCCCGGAAACGTTCCAACGATTGTTGCCATATTCCCTGAATACGGGGAAATTGCAATCAATTCATAAGGCACATCCAGTAATCCGCTCTGACTAATGATTCTCATAACCAACTCCACCTTTCGTATCCCATGCGCAAATGTCGCAATCCTCCGGGCATACATTTGCCTTTATTGCTCTTTTGCACATCTCCATTTTAAATTCCCTATCATCCTCAATGTCTTTAATAATTTCCAGTGCCATCTCACTGAACCTCTTCAAAACATCAGGAATATTCATTCTCTCGATCGTTTCTTTCGCAAGATTTTCTTTTAATTTCTGTTCCAATGACTTCACAAGACTTTCTTCCACTTCTCTTTTTGCAGTAGCAATCATATTTTCTACTTTTGTACCAAGTTCTTTTTCCAAATATTGTCTCGTAATGAGATCGGACGCCGATAATTTTCTGTCACTAGAAAAACTTGCAGTGTGCCCATCTTTGTCGTATCTCTTGTCTGTAAGAAACAATTCAAATCTCTTTCCGACATATTCAGACAACGGTATATATGTTACTTTGCTACTCCAAGAATCTTCTTTTACAGGAATCATAATCTCTGCAATCTTTTCTTCCGATACAGTCTTAACAAATTTGTCTACAGTATCTTGAATTGTTTCTTCTGCTTCAAGAATTTTATCCGCTATTGCTTTATCTACTCTCTGTACTGCTTCATCTGTTGCTTTTCTAAGAAGCGCATCCTTAACACCACTTACAACCTGTTCTTTAATTTCTTCATCAATTGTGTATCCGGCTTCCTCGTCTACCCAATCAAGTTCTACCTCAATATTAAATTTTGCCATTATAATTCGTTCCTTTCTCCTTAAAAAAGCGTAAAAAAATACCAACCACCGAATATTGATGGTTGGTAGAAGTAGTTATTCATTTAATCCTCTCATAATGTTTCCAAGTCTAGTAGCTGTTCCTTCTTCGCCGGATTGAATTTTATACAGCAAATCGATTATCAACTCTCTAAGTTCTGAAATATTTGTTGCCAAATACCCATCCATTTTTGCACCGCTCAGCTCGTAAATCCTTCCGTTTTCAAGCTGATTAAGTTTATTTCGGATATCTAATATCTCATGTGAATATTCATCCGTGATTTCATAATCCAGTTTCTTTTCGCTCATGCCATTTCCTCCCGCCTATTTTTATACAGGAATTATACCACTCCAACCATCAATATTCAATTGTCAAAGTACTGTTATTTGTTTTTAAGCTGTATAATCTTCAAACCGTTCACAAGCCATGAATGCGTATCTGGAATTTACCCATCGCTGCATTCTTTTCAGCTGATCACACTTCTTTAATTTGTATTTGTCATAAATCATCACATAAGGTGCATATCCCAAATTTCTAAGTGTGTATATCCGGTCAAGGTCTTGTTCCAATGTTGTGTCAAATCCGCATAAGACATACACCGTCATCTTCCCTCTGTTCCATCCAGTTAACTTTTGAAACATCTTAAATTTTGGCACTATATTGTCTTTGTCCTGATATCTATCCCACGCGAAATGTATCTGCTTAATCTTCATCTGCTTGATATATTCCGCTTTTTCTTCGGTCATAATCCGAATATCACAGCCTTGTGAGAAGTCTATCCAAGCCTTACTATCAATAAGCTGTTGGCTTAAATCTCGCCATTCCCGGCATGCAAACATATTCGGGTCGAGCAAGATGATATTTTTCTGTCCATTCCAAAATTCAGACAAATCAGCTACCTTGTGGCTTTTCTGTCCCTCTTTTTCTTTCACAATGCAGAAATCACACCCTCTCGGACATCCCCTTGTCAAGAATCCGTAGGCGGTATCTCTACATAGTTCTGGATACAGGCTGTAATCTGGATAGATATGTTCGATTTCTTCCGGCAATGGCTTGCCACCAGACGGATATTCATAACCCGTACCACCTTTGATTATTTCTCCAGCACACACTGGATGAGGATAATCCGGTGTAAAGGTAAATACCTTGCTCATATATACCCTGTCTGGTGGATTCAGCCATGCAGTCAGCGGATCGTACCACTCAACTTGATCTCCGTTCTGTTTATGCCATGTCGACAGCTTCATTAGCGGAAGATTCGGGAAGTTATGCCCGTCTACATCAATCAGTGCTATTCTCATTACTTCACCTACGCAAATCTTAATTGTTCTTGTGTATCGTCTATAATCAAGTTCGGTACTCTCTCGCCAACCTTAAGATACGGACAGTTTGCTTCTACAAGCTTTTCTGCCATGATCGGCACAACACTGTTCCCAATTCTTGCAACTTGCTTTGCAATCGGATATTTCTTCCAGTTATAATCCCTATCGATAATGTAATCCTTTGGGAATCCTTGCATCAGCTTTAATTCTTCCGGCTTCAGCATCCGAAGAAAAATGTCTGATATGATATATTGCTCTCCGTCAATGTCTAATATCACATTTACAAGTCCGAACCTGTCCTTTGTGGTAATCGTTCCCAGTGGCTTATCAAGTTGCTGACCGCATCCGGCACCGTAATATTTGATAAGGAATGCAGATACCAATCCGAAGTGTCCTGGAGATGTTGTGATTGTGTGAAGTGGTTCGTCACAACCTTGACCTATGCCGGTCTTGTAATATTTCGTGATGAAAGCTGTCACAAGTCCGTATCTATTCGATGTATCAATCGTCTTGATCGGTTCTGTCAAAAGCTGTCCTCTTGAATCACCGGCTCTCGTCTCTCCGTGATATTGAATAATATATGCCAGTGCTTCTCCACTCCTCACGATATAAGGAGATTCTGCATCGATAATATATTTCTTAATGCCGTTCGCAATTCTCTTCTGTGTAGCTTCTGCAAGTGGCTTCTTACGGTCAAATATCGAACTGCCAAGATCTGACCAGTCAATGTAATCTCCACAAGGTTTCCACTTCTCAAATCCGATGCCGCCTGCACTGTGAGTCTGCTTTGGGAATCTGATTTCGCGTCCATCTCTACGGAATACTGCATACCATCTCTTTCTTGTGGTTGGTGCTCCGTAGTCCGCAGCTACCAATTCTCTACTACCGAAACGGTACCCGAGACTCTTCATTGCTGTAATGAATTTTTTATAATCTTCGCCTTTTTTCTCCGGTATCGGATAACCTTTTTCGTCCAACGGACCCCACTGTTGTATTTCCTCCACATTTTCCATCAACACCACATCTGGAAGAATCTCCTTTGCATGTTTGTATACCGCCCACGGAAGAATCCGAAGTCCTTTTTCTCTCGGCTTGCCACCCTTTGCTTTGGAATGGCTTGTACAATCTGGACTCGCCCACATAAGAGCCACATGCTGTCCTTTTACATATTTCTTCAAATTAACCTTAAAAATATCCTCTGTCAGATGTAGTGTGTCCGGATGATTTGTTTTGTGCATCAATATAGCATCTGGATCGTGGTTAATGGCTATGTCTACCGGCCTGCCGAGTGCCATTTCAATTCCTACGGATGCCCCTCCGCCACCTCAACCAGCGAAACAATCAATGATTAACTGTTTCTGCATAAGGCATCACCTCGCTTTTCAAAATTAAATCTTTCATCACATCCCCCAATCTTGCCTACTTCCAGAATTTCCGAAAATCCCATTGCTGTAAGCTGTGGTCTTGCCATTCACTCCATAAGCATATCCAAGTCCTTTGTCTCCGCTGATTCCTTGCCAGTGCATATTCCCTTCATGCAAGGCAATCAAATCTTCTGTTCCGTATTGCTCTTTCGGATTCAGTTCTACATACTTCTTTGCTCCGTTTTTCGTGCCGTATCCGCATATCTGTACAGTTCTTATAAATTCTTCTTTAGTCATGCGTATTACCTCCGATGAAATCAAATATATCCATTTGTCCCTCAATATTTTCATCATCCATCCACCATAAAAAACATCGTTACCGTTTTTCCATCGGCACGGTAAACCTCTTGATTTTCTTTCTTTAACCATCCGGTCAAATGCATGGATATACAAATTTTTATATTTTGGGAAATCAGCAAATTCTTTGTATCTTTTCTTTCCAGCCATCGGACAACCAATGCAACCAACACGATCATATCCGCACTGATACAGTTCGCAAGTCGAAATGTTTTCCGAATTTATATATTCCCACACATCCGAATCTTTCCAGTCAATAATTGGATTGACAACCATTTTCTTTTTCTGCATACAGTGTTCATTCATTCTCCGGCGTGAATCGTTATCATTCATTAGCATTACCGATGTGAATTTTTCTTTTGTGGCTTTCGTAGCTCCTAATTTTTCAAATTCTTCTCTATCTTTCCTTTGTCTACTTTCATCCCATCTCACACCAGTAGCGATAAATCTATTCGCACAACCTGTTTCCTTCAGAACCGCACAACAAAATCGTACTATTCGTGTTGGTGGCATTAGCTTCTGTGGAATCAATTTCCACATACTCGTTCTTTCTCCCTTATATGCCGGCATCTCAATCGTGCATTTAATGCCATCCATTTCCAGTTTTTTAAACACATCTCTAATGTGTCTTATTGTCTGTGGGGCATCCGCTGTCGTATGGCTGTTGTGAACTTCAAACGGTATGCCCCCCTTCTGAATAATTCAAGCATCGCATCCGAGTCTTTCCCGCCGGAATAAGTACATACAAGTGGCTTACCGTAGTGGTATAAGCTCATTTCTGATGCAGCCTGAATCCTTTTTATTGCTTTTTGTTCTAAATCCATTCTTACTCAGAGCAAAGATATCTTTTCTGTGCGCACAAATCTCCTGCTCCTTTCTGTTTTTATTTTCTTACAACCCTAAATTTCTTTTTTCTTTCATGCATTGGTTCTTCATTTTCGTGATATTTCCCAGTCACATTGCAAACCATATTCTCCATATCTACCCAGTTAATTTTGATAATAGTTATTTCGATTTCTTTATAACGATCATCAATAATCAACTTCTCACCCTGTTTAATGAGAGTATTCTCGGCATCAGATTTCATCTCGAACGAAAATGTAGTCCGCATCATTTTTCCTCTTGGCTCTTTTTCGTAATAAAGGCAATTCCGTTTATGTTCCAAACAATCACCACCTTGCGAATAATGTTTTTTACACGTAAGGCATTCTGATTCCATCATTTCACCTCATTTTCTCCTGTATTCATGGCTACTCCTTTACTACCTTAATCCCTGTACACTGTTCAAAAATTTCAGCATCAAAGTTTGGTATTGATTTGATGATATTTTTCTGATATTCTGACAGGCTGTCCCACCATATCTGACCACATTCAGATTCATCAAGCACTTTGAGATAACCACCTGTTGTCTTATAGGTTGGATATGTTTCCTTTTCTTCATCGGTTATATCTTCTTCGTCCACCCATTCAACAACGTCTTTTGGTATCTGATTCAGTAAATATCTTGCATCTGATCTCAACCAATCGTTATAAGTCATATCTGACGGTTTATTGAACAGCATGATCTTCTGTTCTTCTGTATTAAAACAACCAGTATTGAAAGAAGATTTGTTCCAGTCCCCGGTGTTACAGTTCCCGGTGTTCCTGTTCCCGGTGTTCCTGTTCCCGGTGTTACAGTTCCCGGTGTTACAGTTCCCGGTGTTCCAGTTCCCGGTGTTCCTGTTCCCGGTGTTCCTGTTCCCGGTGTTCTTAAGTCCTGTGCAACCTTTTCCAGTGTTTACTATAGTCAAAAGCTCCTGCCACGGAATCTCTCTTACGATCTCTAACTTATTCGTGCAACACTTATCGCCCTCTTCTACAATATCTCCGTATGCTATAACTTCTGCTACTTTATTTTTCAAATCAAAATTATAGTAATTAAAACAGTCTGATGCTTTTCTACAAAAGTGCATCCCGTATCCACATCTTACCGGTGTTATATCTTCCTCGAATTTACCTGGACATGTGTACTTCTTTGTATTTCCATTTGGACTGCATGTCCAATCTGGATTAAAAACCTTATATCCTTTTACGATTTCTCCCATTTTCTTACTCCTTTACCCGGCATATTTCTTCGTACACTGTAAAGAATTTCCCCTCATGCTCTTTGCAGTATTCTTCCAAAACCCTTTTCATTACAATCCCAATTTTTTCACCTTTTTCTTCCGTGACATCTTCCTCGTATACACATCTTTTCACTTTGCCCGTATCTTCAATCACTCGAACAACGCAAGCAAATTCCGTCTCGATCGGCTTTTTCTCATGATCTGCTTTCCACTGTTCAAGAACCTTAACCACATCTGTTGGATTTTCTTTTCTAATGCTAACGCATGTTTTTTGTCTATCTATACACTGAATCGGGCATTTAGAGCATGTATATTGCTTCATGCATATCTCCGCAAGAATCTCAAGTGCTTCTATCGCACTCATTTCTTCTACCGGTTCAAACATTTCGTCTGTCCAACAGTAGCCGTCTGGATCTTCTTCGATGTAATAACCTAAGTTACCAACTCTTTCGATCGTTACAACGTTTCCGCCCATATCTACCATATCGTCTACAGCAACGGAGTCTCCGTAATTCCCTCCCATCACTAAATCTTTCCTGATTCTTACTTTATCGCCAACCTTATATTTCATGGCTATCCCTCCTTAATTTTTCTCTTTTTTGATTTTCCCAAAACGTATTTGTCGCAGATGCAAGCGTCACATTTACGGCTTTCTCCGGTTATGCCGATGTAATTGCAATTCGCTCCGTGTCCTTTCATGAGGTTATCTCTCATGCGGTATTTGCACGTCTTGCACAGATGCCTATCTGCATTAAATCCTTGTAGCCGTTGCTGTTTCCACTCTGTCGGTGTCGGGATCCCGTCTCTTCTGCACCAGTTAGACACCGTGCATTTTGATACACCGTAGATCTTTGCAATCTGGCTTGTCTGCATTCCTCGTTTTACGAAATTTTCCAGTTCTTTTGGATTATGCCGTTGCACTGTGAAGCTCGACTCTTTTTCGTTTCGGCAAATGCTTATGTACCTGTATGTTGTCGATTCACTCTGCTTCAATTCCCTGGATACTTCTGCCACGCTATATCCGTCATTTAGCAACTTGATCGTTCTTTCGTACCTGTTCATGCTTTTATCCTCCGAGTAGTTCTCTGGTAAGCTTGTCCATGTCGTAGCTGCGTTCTTCAAAGTTGCGGAACTTGCTATTTCCACCATTCCCTAGTTTACTTAACCCTTGGTTCAGGTAATTTTCAAAATTGCGGGAAGATCCAAAAAGTGTGCAAGGTCTAAGAAACGGTCTCATATCCTTTTCTCCGTTCCTCGGCTCCACTCCCCATTCAGAAACTTTATTGTCAATGACTTTTTTAAAATCCTCCAGTGTGTAACCCTCGTCACATCTGGCTTTTATGTGGTTGCGAGAATCCTTGGACTTGTCTTTGAACTCTCTTCCGGTTTTTTTGTTTAAATAATCGATCACAGCCTTGTACGGGTACTCGGTCTGCGCCACTATATCTTTTTTATCATTAACATTTACATTTACATTATCATTTACATATACATTAGGTTCGGGGGTGGTTACGGTTTGGTTATTGTTTGGTTTTGGTTTGGTTATTGTTTGGTTATTGTTTGGTTCTACCTTGGTTAACTCTTGGTTATCGCTTGGTTTTGGTCTGCCACCTTTTCTACCGTTCTCATACCGCTTATTATTCGCATCGATCTGAGGTTTTACCAGGCAAAACACCGTGTATTCAATACCGGACTGTTCCGGCTCCTTACCGTCCAACGCATAATCTAATATGGATTGCATTACCTTTTTGTATTCTTCAGGAGGGAGATTCTTCACCGATTCTGCAAAAGATCGGTAAAATACGAAACTATCTCTCATTTCTCTATCTCCTTTATAGTTACCTCTATTCGTGGGTTTTTGGTGTCAATATAGAAATTGTCCTGGAACCCTACAATGTCACGCCAGCTGTCATTTGCAAGCACTTTCGTTTCTACTAGCGCATCTTGTATCACCTTGCGTCCGAAAGAGCTTATATTGTCCAAATCCCTCCTTTTATTCGGTTCGTACCAGTCATACACCATGTACACTGGTTTCTTGATTCTAAGGCGTTTCAGCTGTTCCAGAATGGCTGCTATAACTTTTGCTTCATTCTTTCTTTTCATCTGTGCGCCTTTATACGGGTTTGTCCGGCAAGCGGATGTATAATCATTCAGATTGTCAAGCTTGCCGCTGATCTTTAAAAAATATTCCATTCTTCCAACCTTTAAACGCTTCTTTCATTTTCATCCGTTTGTACAGTATCGCTCTCGATCTTGCAAGCTCTTTTCTTAGATACTGTGCAAATTGTCTTTCGTCTTCTGGATCGCCCGGAACCGGACGGAAAATACCATTCCCAACATTTATGATGCAGTCACCATTCTTATTTGCATTTGCGATCATCTCTCTTAATCTGCGGTCTGTCGTTTGGTTGCAAGGACGCGCCATAGCTTTTTCATGTCCGTCCGGTATTTTCGCGAAATACTCTTCTGCGTTCATCGTTCTCCTTTCCCCTCCGGTTTCCCGGAGGATGAATCCATTCATGCAATTTCCGCGTGATATATTATTTTCGCATGAGCGGTTAATAAGTTACGATGTATAGAAAAACTCCCGTCGGAAGTCCTCTATCGTTCCATAATGCTCCAGATAGTACTCTCTGCATCTCTTCCGCAGATCCTTGTCTATCTTGGACGCTTCTTTTCCGGCGTGTACGCCGTTCGGATGCAAGTCTGGTCTTAACGGTGCTATAAATCCGTATTTCTCGCACAGCATCCGTTCTGTATGGGTGTGGGAGAATATATGATGTCTCTCTACTCCGTAATATCCGGTATACATACAGTGATCCATGTCGTCCGTGAATATGCTCCATAACCTCTTAGACATCTATCCCGTACCTCTCTTTCAATATCCGGCGTTCCTCCGTGGATGCAATCTCTCTGTCCGGCATTCCGGCTTCTTTGCAGCTTTCCACAAGTCCGTTAATCAGTCTGGACATTTCTTCCGTGTTGTACGTGTGACTTCCTCGAATCATTCTGTATGTTCTATACATCACGCCGTCATTTCCCTGTCGCACTTGTGTAGTAGGTGCTAAGTGGTAGTCCATAGATGCATTAACTTTCTTCTCTGCTTCTTCCGTGTCTGGAATCGTTGTATATACGGCTTTTCCGTCAAATAATTCCGGTTCGCCATACATTCTTAGCAGATGGTTGTGAATCTCCGGATTTGAGCTATTAAGCACTTTAGCGAGCTTTGTGACCAGTACCCAATAATAAGCGTTTGCGTCAAGGCTTCTCTTCTTCCGGTGCTTCTTAATCACGATATCGATCAGATCGCAGTTGCGAAGCTCTTCAAATGCCTGTTTTGCGTCCTCATTGACTGTTAGGACTATCTTTTGCTTTTTGCTGAACAGGTCTATCATCAGATCTGAAAATTTCCCGGTGAACTCCATCATTCGTCACCAAATTTCTTCTTTAAGCTTGCGATCATATTTTCGAGCTGCATTTCTGTCATTTTGTCGTAATCATACCCGTTTCCAGCGCAGATCATCTTTGCATCTAACTTATGCTTAGAACAGATATCGTCAATCACTTTCTTCTTCAGTGCAATCCGTTTCTTCTGTTCTGCCGTTTCTTTTTCTCCGGCTTTCTTCTGGTTTGCGTATTCATCTGTATCGGCATCCTTTGTATCGTCAAGAAGAAAAAGTCCGTTAAGCGCATACTTTCTCGCATAGCTGGATGCCGTTCCTGTGATCTGCGATTCGTCCATGCCTTTTTTCTCGGATGATTCTCTTGCAAATGCAGTAACGGATACATTCTCTTCCGTGTCGCAATCATGTAAACACGCCGTAGCTTTTACATAGATTCTGTCTCCTACAGAAACGATATCGTCTGCAATAACAAGAAATACGTTGTACTCTTTTTCAAACGGCTTAAACGCTTCCAGAATGCTTTCAGCGTTCCGATAATTGTATTTGCCGAAAGAATTATACAAATTCTTCGGAGCTTTTATTTTTTGCTGAATCTCGCTCAATTTTTTCTTTAATGGGATTTCGCTCATAACATCCTCCTTAAATCTCCATTCAGACATTCGTCACACCAGTTTTCTCCGCAAATATCTGTGATGTAATCTCCCTCGTATAATGGCTCACCGCAGATATCGCAATATGCTACCGGCTTCGGTTCGTCTGGAAGTGCGGTTTTCCATTCATCGTATCCCTCGATCACTCGGAATCACCCTTTTCCTCTCTTCCAACTTCCAAGATCCCAAGAACCGCTGCTACATCAAGGTAGGCTGTCTGTTCTCTCTTTGCCAGTCTTTCAAATATCTGAAGCTTAGTCTGACTTTCGATCAATCTTTCATACTTAGCAATAGATATCGTCATGTAGTCATTGTTGATTGTCATTGTCTTTCTCCCCTTTCCGTGTTATAATTTAGCTGTGTTTTTTGTTGTGTCCTTGACCGGATTCGTCCGGCAAGTGCGTTTTTTATGCTCTTAGTATCCAAAAGCTACCCACCACCCAACTAAAAAGATGGTGAATAGGATCGGGAATAATGCGGATACTACAGCTCCTAGAGTTTCATCAAGCTCCCTGTTGAGCTGTTTCCTCTTTTTCTTCATCTCTCTACCTCCTTACTTTAAGATCAGTAATACCAGCAACAGGATATTGATTGCTGTCAGCATACTGTTCTTTACTTTCAGGTCTTTAATAATTTCCAGTGCCATCTTTTCTCCTTTGTAATTTTTTTTGTTATTGCCAAACCACTTCCTTTCTGTGGTATACTCTCCTTGAAAGGAGGGATAAAATGAAATTTGACTCTACAGTAAACTTTGCACTCTTATTAACTCTTTGCTCTATTGTTTTGCCAACAATAACGACAATTCTAAACAACCGGCACCAAATAAAAATACGAAAAATGGATTTTAACTTCGATAAAAAATTCGTCACCATCGAAGCTTACATTGAAGCGGTCGGATGTTGCATCGAATTAAATTCACTCGCAAATGTTTCCAGGTACAATAAAGCAAAAGGAATGCTTTATTTGTATGTTCCGAAAAAATTAAGTAAACAAATAAGCGAACTTGATGCCTGCATCAAAAGCAATAGGATTGACGAAGCAAAAAAACTTTTTGACGATTTATGCATTAGCTTGTCCGATGTAATAAATCAGAAGTAATGCTACCGCCAAATTTATCAAAACCTGAGAGCTGCAAGTCAAATATGGCACTTTCTTAAATAGCCATAACGGTTTTTCGATTTCTGTTGCGATAGCTGCTATCGCAAGTGCAGCTATTCCGCATACTGCGCAAATGACTGATGCTGTTACCACTTTATGTTGTCACCTCCTTGTTGTGGAAGTTTAACGATGTTAAACTTTTTAGGTAAAAAAATATGCACCGTATTCGCTCAGATCAATGTCAAGCAATCCAGCCCACACATTCATATCTTCCTGTGAGAACTCAGTCTTGCACTGCAATTTCCTCGATACGCTCACCTGACTTCTTCCGAGTTTATCAGCAAAAGCGGACTGTGATCCGTACTTCTCAACGATTCTACCTCTAAGCTTGTTATAAGTGTAAGGCATTTAAATTCCTCCTTTCGTTTGCTTCTGACTAAAGTTTAACACCGTTTAACTATTTTGTCAACCCTTTAGTTTAAAATAATTAAACTTTTCGACTTGAAAGTTTAACTTCGTTATGCTACTATATAATCGAAAGGAGGTATGCAAATGAAGAATGAACTCACCGCCAAACGGCTAAGAAGAGCTTTAGATACTAATAATATGAAGCCACAAGAATTAGCTGACAAAAGCGGAGTCGCAAAAGCTTCTATCAGCCAGTATCTAAGTGGGATGCACGCACCGTCAAACATAAGCAGCGGAAAAATGGGAAAAATATTAAATGTTGAACCAATGTGGCTTATGGGATTTGATGTTCCGATGGAAAAGTTAAACTCACCATCTGAAAATCTTGCAGAACAGGATGTAAAACTTCTGAAAAAGATTAGCTTGCTAAACGAAAGAGATCGTAAGATCATTATTGATATGGTTGATTCGATGCTAAAAAGAAAGAGTGAGGATTAACCCCACTCTTCCAAAAAAGTTTTTATGAATGTATGCAGATACTTGATTGTATCTGCATTTTCTATGCTTTCAATCATCTTTATCAGTTCTTCTTTTTTCTTTTCTTCTTCCATAGCAATACCTCCCGGAACCCACACGATACAGTAGCGATATAAAAATTATAGAACATATGTTCTATTTTGTCAATTAGTGCAATCTTCCCTCCTTATTTTTCCTCTCTTTCTATCATATTATTATTTATATGCGAAAAAAGGCTAAAAAAGTACGGAAAATGCTTTTTTTATCGACATTTACGCTGCTTCGTGCGGAACTAATTTATTTATAAAGTACATCTGTCCTTTTCCAGTCACTTTTGTTGTCTTTGTTACCCTGACACTTCCGTCTGGATTCGCAACCGTTGTTTCCTTTACTTCAAACAACTTCAACTCCATTGACCTCTGTGTAGGCATATTCCTACTGTTGCCACTCTTAATCAAGTACCCGTTATCTCTGAGCCATTCAAAAAGACGTTTCTGCCCCGTGTTCACACCGTTCTGTTTTAGAATCTTCGCCAGATCTCCAATAAGGATAGACGTGTTGCTTGCTGATACTGCGTCTGCAAAGATTTCTTTCGGCTTCATGCGCTCATTATCCTCGATCAGAACAGCATTATCCTTTTTAAGTGATTCTATGGTCTTGTCTGCCATTTTCAACGCCCTTGCAAAGATCTGTTCCGGCGTGTTCCATGCTTTCTCCAAGTCAATAAGATAATCTCTGCATCTTTTTCCTTTTTCAGTCCGGCTCATTAAGCAAATGTGTTTTGCCATCAACACGGACATAGAATAATCTTCAAGCTCTCTTATGGCACCGTTATTTACAACCGTACTCGATGTACACTTGTTATAATCTTCGCCCTCGATAAACAAGTCCTTGTTTGAATCAAACCATCGGCTGAATCTCGATGCAACACCGAGAGCTTCATGTAACTCCCTAGCTGATACTGTCGGATTCTCCGATTCATAGTTAATTGTTAAAATCTCATTCATGTGGTATCCTCCTATTGTTCTTTTTCTGCGCAAAGCGCAAATCCTTTTATTATCCCGATTGCTTCACGTTTTCTTTCTTCCGGGATTCTTGCCAAGATGTCAACCAACTCTTTTGCATCGTCTTTCTTCTCTTCTAATGTGTCCGTCATGTTCTCACCTCTCTCTTGCTTTGTGTTCTTTGAGAACATTATATACTGCATTGTGTATAATTGTCAACACTTTATGTCATTTAATTGTTGACACCGAACACAATCATGGTATAATGATAATTGAACAGGAGGTGATCAAAACGAAAGAAAGAATCAAATCGCTACGTGAGTCATTAGGGCTTAGCCAAGAGGAATTTGGCAAACGTATTGGTTCTGCCAGAAACACGATTGCAAATTACGAATTAGGCAGACGTAATCCATCGAATACAGTGTTAAATGCTATATGCAGAACCTATAATGCAAATTACGAATGGCTTGCCAACGGAAACGGCGATATGTTTAGCAACACACCTACAAGCGTTGTTGATGAAATTGCCGAAGAGTTCAATCTTGATGAGGTTGACAAAAATATCATTGCGAAATACCTTGAACTTTCGCCAGACCAAAGAAAGGTCTTGAAAGAATACTTAAAAAGTGTTTTCGCCGGATAACAGGACGGGCATAATTGCCCGTCTGTTTTAATATATTCACAAAAAGTAGATAATATTCATCTTTTACCCTATTGACTTATTTTCCACCAAGATTATAATGAAAGATATACTAAATGGCGAAGAGGAACGCCAGAGGGAGGAAAAGAATATGGCAAAAAAATCAGGTTGTCTTGTTGCCGTAGTTGCTGTTTTAGCAATCGGAGCAATTGGATCAGCAATAGGCGGAGGAAGTGACGATAAACCAAAGAAAGTTGAAACAGCCGTAAGCACAGAAGCAAAAAAAGACGACACAGAGGAAAAAGAAGAGGAGCAGAAAGTATTTGCAGTCGGTGATTCAGTTGAATCTAAAGACATTACAATCACACTTGTGTCTGCAACAGAATCAGCCGGAACCGACATCATCAAACCAGATGACGGAAAAGAGTTTTTGATTTTAAATTTTGACATCCAGAACAATTCAAAAAGTGACATCAACATCAGCTCTGTGACTTGCTTTGAAGCATACTGTGACGATTATTCATTAAATCAAGACATTATTGGATTGCAAGCACCAGAAGCCAAAGATCAGGGTCAGCTCGACGGAAGTGTAGCAGCTGGAAAGAAAATGAATGGTGTTATTGTTTATCAAGTACCTACAGATTTTAAGAAATTTGAAATCAAAGTTTCTCCGGGATTCTGGAGCTTAAAGGATATCGAATTTGCGATAAATAAATAAAGTTTAAAAGACGGGCAGATCATTCCACCCGTCTTTCTTTATGCCTATTTTACCCTTAATCTCTGTCCGGCATAGATCAGATTTGGATTGCTGATTCCGTTCAGCTGTGCGATTTTCTGGTAGCTTGTTCCGTACCTGGATGCAATTCCAGAGAGCGTATCACCGGACTGTACCGTGTAATACTGCGCTGATCCGGCGTTGATCTTGTTCTGCACTTCCGTATATCGGCTGCCGAGAGCAACCTTTCTTACGTCCCCGTTTCCGTATTTTCCGGATTTTGTTTCGCTCACCAGTGTATCTACCGGTGCAGAATAGATATGGTCGATGAAGCTCTGCACTTCGTTATACCGTGTTCCGAGGGCGTTCTTGCGGTTGTTGCCGTTACCGTACTTTCCTTGCATGACTCCAACAACCAGATCGAGCGTGGATCCGCTCGGAGTATTCACTGTCGGTTTCGGTGTTTCTGCCGGTTTGGTTGTGTTTCCTTTTCCGGCGTATTTGTTCCATGCGTCCTTGTCGCCATAGAATTTATCCAGGTCGATATTACCGCCCCATCCATTCAATCTACCGCATGAGCTGTACTGCCGGATAGCACAATTATAAGCTCCCTCGTTCCAAGGCTTGTCCTGATAGCCTGTGGCGTTCATATCTGCGTACTGTGCAATCCAGAGTCCGTAATTGCCGATATTAGCGAATTTATAGGCTACAGACTGCGAACAGTACAAGAGAGGTCTTACGCCTGTTTTCTGGTATACATAGTCAAGCCACGATTTACACCAAGCAAAATCGGAGTTACCGAACGCCGGGTTGTTCTGCCCCTCCCAGTCAAGGCAGAGAATTGCTTCACCTACACGTTTTCCGATCATATCAAGGAAGTAATCTGCTTCTTTCTGGTAATCTCCACCAGTCGCATAATGGTAGATGCCGAGACACTTTCCGGCGTTCTTAGCCTGTGCGTAAGCTCTTGTGAAATCCGGGTTCACGTAGCCTGTTCCCTCTGTTGCCTTTACAATTACGAAATCGCACGGTACTACACTGAGGTCAATTCCTGTCTGATAACTTGCAATATCAATTCCGTTTAATGCCATAACATTTCCTTTCTACCGCTAACTTTTGGCGGTCAAACAAATAGCTTCGTCTGTCTATTCGTCCTTATTCATCTGCTTGATTAACTGGTTGGCATAGTTGCTTAGTCCAGCCACTAAAATTCCTTGTACAATTGCTGTGAAAATAGCCATTGCAATATTTTGTGTACCTTTAAGGTCGCAAGTTGCTACCACGTAGATACCGCAGATCACAATCCCGATCACTCCAAGGATTGCCGGTATGTATTTGTCCGCTACGGTCTGCACTTCTTTTAAGCAGACTCCGATAAAATACAGTGCGATCGCTACAACAACAAGCTCTGGTTTTACATAATTCATAATCTGTTCCATAATATCAATTTCCTTTCTGTAATTGATTAATCCGTTAAGGATTCCTTTAGTTGAGTATTGTTCTTATTTATGTTTTTCGAGATTGAATTTAAAATAATTTATAATGTGGCATTTTTTCTTTCCACAATATATGTCTTATCCAATCGTCTAATATCACGGCTACAGCAGATAGAAAGAACCATAGCACTGTAAACGGCAAACATATCTGGCCAAATAGATTTAGTGGCATATTGCTGTAGTCCCATACATTCCAACCTAGCCATAGATTTACGATGTATCCACACAAAAACTCTAACGTTGTAATCACAATCGCTCCTATAGCCATCTGTTTAACCAGTGGCATCTTTCGGTATTTCTCGTTTATGCATCCAACCAAGAAGAACGCTAATCCTCCGACTACAAACATCGTCCAGTGGCTGCGTCCTCTTGCAGTAAGTTCGATAAATACATAGATTAGACCACCAATCAGAAACAGAATCAGCGGTCTTAACTTCTTCATGATTTTTGAGCCAACATTGCTTTTAATGGCTCGGACTGGTACGCTTCTGGAATATTCATTCCGTAAGTGACTTTTTCTACATCTTCCTTGCTTTTCAGCGAACGGATGTAAATGCGTAAGTCACGGAAATATGTTACGTGCCATGTTACATAGGATAGTGCAGACGAAGTGATTTTTGCCATATCTGCATTGCTATAAAATTTGCAGTGTTCATCTTCATCGGAAGTATGCCAGGGAATATTATCAGCTCCAATTGCGACCTGAGCCTGTAATCCAACAAGGCTAGTCTGGTCACGCTCGGTCAATGAGAAATGTTCTGTAATTCCATCCGTAAGAACGACATCCACACCTGTAGCAATAGTTTCCTGTTGTGCCATGTTCATTTCAGCTACTTTAGATTCTTGCAAGTCCTCCAAAGTTGGCTCATATGGTTCTGGCTCTGGTTCTGGTTCTGGCTCTGGTTCTGGTTCTACATATACACTTCCGTCACTAGACAGAATAAATCCGTTTTCTTCTTCTTTATAAAGCGTAGTAAACTCTTCATACTTACCAAAAACACATCCTTTCTCTGTAAGTATTCGAAACCCAGAAGTGTTTTTCTCTACCCCTTCAATTAGAATATGTGAATCATCTTGTTTGACCACTTTTCCTTCAACTGGTTCTTTCTTGTCTAAAAAAAGTATATTCATCGTTATTTCCTCCTTTGACTGGTTGATAAAGTTACATATATAAAAGCGCATAGCAAAAACACCCGACCAATGTCTTTTCTGCTTTCCTAAATTACATTCCTCATACTCATATAATGCTTACAGCTCTAGTTTTTCACAAGTTCTTTTTGTATAAAACGAATGTATTTAACAATGCGTTACTTGCACCAGTTCCAAAATTATGTCCTTTTGTGTAAATCAAATTAGTTTCACTATTGTAATAGCATGAGGAAATATTAATCCATACATCCCAATTTCCAACCAAATCGTAACCAATAATGCCGACTGGAGTATATCCACTCACTGTTGGTGCTTTAATGTAATATTCAAAATCCTTTCCTGCGCCAACGTTTATATTACTCTTTACCGTTACCTGCTTTTCAGACAATAAACTTTTTAAATTATTGTTCATCGTTGTCTCTGCATTTTTTAATTTATTATCTAACTCTTTAACTGCCAGTGCATCCACGAAAAATCCTTCTTCTGTTACAAGGTCGATTTCATCCAAAGTCACAAGCTTATTTGCATAGACATTATTGATTCTCTTTCGCTCAACGTCAATTTCAGCCTGTCTCTCTGATTTTTCCTTTGTATCAGCCGCAGTCCGTTCATTTTTTTCATTTTCCAGAGCAGCTTCTATGGCTTTTTTATCCTTTTCGAGGGCATCATTTTTGGCATCCACTTCGTTAATCGCGCCGATCAAGGTTTTTGCTTCGGTGTTCAGCGTGGCGTTTTCTTTTTCGAGCATCTTGTCGTTTGCAAATTCCTGGATATCCCCAACGGTGATGCGCTTGTTTGTGTTTGTGTCGGAATCCTTTATCAAGACTTCATCTCTAGCAGACGTGCCAGCTTTTAAGCCGTATTCATCCCATTTCGCCATGATTAGTCCTCCTTGAGATAGTTGTTGCTGATATATTTGTCAACAGCTTCTATGTGTTTCAAAAGTTCGCTATCAATAGCAATAAAGTTTCCTCTATTGTTTTGGCTTATGAGTTCTCCTTTATCAGACACTTCTGAATATGTAAACGTAACTCTTTCTCCCTCGCCTGTCGTGAACTTTGTATAACTCGTCAGTATCTTCATTTCTATACCTCCACTTGCATTTCTTCCAAATACTTTTGATACATCATTGCTCCGATATCTCCATAATCAATTATATTGTCCTCTTCTACGCTATACTGATTTATCCTTTCGTACTCATATTCTTTCTGTAACGCCTTGATTTCCCACGAAAACTTTAAATTTGCAGTGCCTTTGACAATAAAGTATGTTTGACATCGTTCCTCAACCCATATATCACCTTCTCCGTTTTTCTGTAGGAAAACTTGATATTTGCAACCGCTTGCAATTGTTTCTAAAAATATGGGGTCTATATTTATATAGCATTTTCCACTATTATCCAGTATTCCATCACCAACGTCTCCGAACATTGGTGATGGTGTTTCGTAACAATTTAAAAGTCTTTTCCCGTAGCTTTCAGTGTCGACTGCTCTGTTTTTCGAGCCACTAACAGTAAGGTTTCCGGAAATGTCCATGTATGCACCGTGCATAGTAACGGATCCATTGATGTTCACCATACCGTTAGATCTAAATGTAGAACCGCTTATTGTGTAGCTAGGTTGAATAATTATATTCCCGTATTGGCTATTGTATGCATTACTTTCAATCCACGAATCGCTAAAAAGGTTTTCGCTGCAACCACCAGCCAAAAACATATATCCATTTTTTGTCAGTTGTATTCCACCACTACGGATCTCCAAATCTTTGTCTCTTTCTGCTTTTACAGAAAATGAATCTCCACCGGTTATGATAGTTGGAATTTCATCATTGTTTCCGGGTTGTATTACTATGCCATATCTCGACATTCCGGGATGGAATGTATTCAATCCGTGTACTTTATAACCACTTGTATCAGTGCTACCGCCAACATAGCTTGCACCTATAACCGATGTAATATCAGACGATGTTCCATCCTCACTACTCACTATTTTGTTGCACGAAAGAACGTTATTGTCTAAGTCGAAAAAAACTTTTCCGGTTTTTGACGAAATTCTACCGGATATAATATAATCCGCATTGATTCCTACCGTGTAAAGGATTCTTGCAATCAAATCACCTGTCAGTATGATTCCATAAGGATAAGTCTTGCCACCGTCATTCGACAAGCCGATTGCTTCGGCTGTCACCTTTATAACCACCTTTGATTCTGCAAGTGTTGGCTTATCGTGAATGAATGACACCACACTTCCGTCTGGCTGCTTCGCGTTGCTTTCATACATCCCGGCAGCATTTTCGAGTGTTGTGTTTAGCAGCTCAATCGCATTCTGCATATTGGATATATTGTTCTTATTGCTTGCAACGTCTTTTTTGATGCCATTGTAGATTTCCGCTGCTTCGCTGTAATACTCGCCAGCCTGTCTTTCTGGAGAATTGATATCGCATTTAAAAGATGATCCACCGAGATACGAAAATTCGTGTGTTGTTACGATTGTACGGTACACCTTGTCTTTCCGGTCTACTACACAAGCCAAATCCATAAATTCTACTGTCGGATTCGGGAAAAAGTCGCCGCTAAACTTCCGAAGCGTCACACCTACAAGAATTTCAGCTATGGAATTGACTACTGTCTGCTCTTTCCCTTTGATTAGCGGATTTGTAATCTTGATGCAGTAATCGTCCGTTCCGCTGATTACTGTTTCGGCATCTCCACCCGTTTTGCTTTCGACTTCTGTGGAGATTCCAGTGATTACCACGTTGTCTGTGTCGATGTCTGGATCAGATGCAAAATCTTCAAAAATGTGATATCCAGAATCCTCTTTCAAGCTTTCTGGTTTTGTACTATCTGTAATGCCGGAAAATGCGCTAAAATCATGCGTTTTGATGGTAAGCATACCGTTTTGGATTACTGCATTCCCACAAGCTAACTGTGCGATATAGCCGATGATCTTCCGTCCGGTTGTCTTTCCCGGCGCAGAACTGATAGAAAAGTCCGAGTTTCTGAAGGTCGGACTTCCGAGAACCATTCCGCAAGATGTACAAACTTCCTGCAAAAGTTGCAACGCGGTTGTCGGATAAGTCAGTTGCGTGGAGAATGTCCTGTCCGATTTCCACATATCATCGTAGGCGGTCAGCTCGATCACGTCACCGATTGCAACCGGATTCAGAACGGTAAATACACCCTCTTGCATTTTTTCTATGTGTGGCTCAAATGTAAGAATCGGATCATTTTCAACGTCTTTTATTACGTCGTTATTGATGTCTCTAAGTGTTTGGTAATCATTGTATGCTTCTGTATATTGTGTTTCTGTATATAGTGCGATCCTTGCATAGTAAAAATCATATTTAGAATATCTTTCATCGATATTATCTATCGTCAGTGTGATTGTCTTAGAGACAGCTGCACCGAGCGGAAAGCCATCACTTCCGCCCTGTTCCGTGTAACTGTTCGGACTTATCATGAAATCCCTGTCTGATGTAAGTGTGAGCTTTTCTCCGGTTGCCAGAGTAACCACAGCGTAGGCATAGAACGCGCCGCCTGTTTTTATGTACTTTTTAAGTAATGAACTTGCGTTTTTCATCCCATTCTCCTTACAATACCGGATTCATTCCAGTAACCTGAAAGCTCAATTCACTTAATTTTTCTTTTCCATCTTCTATGCTAATCACCGGTGCGTTGAAATTTGCAGCATAGAATTTTCCAGTTTCCCACATTGCCGTGTAAACGTTGAAATGGTAAAAGTCAAATTCGTCTTTTCCCATTACTTCTTTCAAAATGCGGCTTGCTACCGTTGCATCGATGTCCGTCCATTTAAGATTGTACGCTTCAACCGTGAACAGCACCGCATTCTTCATGTTTCCTCGCATTGTTCGCCCGGATTTATCAGAAGAGGTTGTGGCAAATGATACCTGGTATCCGTCCGAGTCTGGATCTGTTGGCGTGTATGTTCCAAATTTCAAATGATTTTGTGCCATCTAATACCTCCTAAACCGTTTCAAACGGGTTTCTTCCAGTTACCGTTCTTCTCACTTTTCCCTCTTCCAGGACGAGATCGAACAATGTTCTTCTGTTTACTTGTGCGGTTACATTGTACGTGCTGCCCTTACCATTTCCGCTTTCTTCCCTTACAATCCGGCGGATCAGGCTTTCCGGTGCTTCGATATTATTACCGTTCTTCTGATCTCCGAGGACTGCCATAAATTCTTTATTCGGTGGGATAACAGCTCCCTGTGCAAGATATGGAACCATCGGCGCACTCCAATATCCAACATTGAATCCGACCGAACTAAAACCGGTCAGTTTTTCGAGCCAGTGTGGTAAGCTGATACTCATGGAGTTTAGCGCGTTTGCGAAAGAGTTTTGCATAACCTGTATCGCATACAAGAAACTATTTATAAAAGCTATAACCGCGTTGATCGGAGCTTTTACAATTGCATCAAATGAGTTCCAAACTCCGGCGAATATCTGCCGTACTCCCTCCCAAGCTTGCCGCCAATTCCCAGTAAATACCCCCTTTACAAATGTAATGATTCCGTTAAATATCTGCTTTATGCCATCCCATAAATTTTTGATATTTTTGAACCACGCATTTAAGTATTCCCCGAGATATCCGAACTCTTTTTTCCAGTCACGAACAAACGCATTTGCAATCCAGTCTTTTATGGCGTTCATTGTATTTTTCACGGTATCCCAATGCGTTACAAGAAGTATCAGAATAGCTATAGTTGCAGCTATCGCAACTGCCAATGGTCCACCGAGTAAGCCGATAAATCCTTTTTCTCCAATAATAGCCATCAAAACTTCTACAGCGTTTTTAATGGAAAGAATGAGTGGTACTATTTTTGACGCTGCAAATGCTCCAATCAGAGTTGCACCCAACAAATCAATAATCCATTGATGTTCTGAAAGGAAGTCAAAGAATTTTCCGAGCCATTCTATAACTGTCGGCAATCCTGTTTCAATAAGCCATGTCAAAAATGGAAGTATGATTTTTTCATATACGTTGCCGAGGAAATTTCCAATCTTCTCCACAAGCGGACTGACCGACTCCAATAACTGCCGGATGGAATCCAGAAGCGGATAAAAGTCAAGCTTTGCCGCCCAGTCTGCTGTCGCCCATGCGATACGGTTCACGAAATCCAGTATCTTTTGTAAGATGTCTGCAATCGCCTGTATAATTGCGGTACCTACACTGTTTTTGTTCCAAGCTTCATCGAGCTTTCCGGCTATCCGCCCAATCGTGGTCAGAATCGCTTGTACAATCTGTAATGTAGTGGATAACAGCTGTGTGCCAGTTCCGTTTGTCCAGACTTCCAACATACTTTTACCAACGTCCTTCGCAAGGCTTTTTAAGTTGGTAAAAGCTAATTCTGCTGCATCTATAGTAGCTTTTCCCTCTTGCGCCCATGCTTGCTTAAAAGGTTTGAAAATCTGCGAAAGAATGTCTTTTAGCTTTTCAAGGATAGGAATATCTGTGATCGCTACGTCCTCGAACATCGGTCCCGTTGCACCAACGCCACCACCGGATCCATTACTGCCAATAGACGGCGATTTAGAGGAAGAATCTTCAGCGGTAAACCTGTTGATATCGTCCAACGGCGAAAGATAGTCCTCTGCAGCTTTTGCTGCATCTTCTGTAGCGTCAGCTGCGTCTTTCGCTGCCGATGCCGTATCTCCTAGACTTGCAGCATAATTCTTTTGTACCGCTATCGCCCTTGTGTATGTACTCTTTCCAGATAGGAAAGAAAAGAACATACTTACATAGCTTGCCGCGGTAGACAACATATCTATAAATTTCGTTAAGATAGGTGCTATTACTGTAAGAATAGGAGCAAATGCAGTAGCCAATGCGTTCTGAAGCCTGACAAGGCTTGACCACAGCATCGAGATACTCTGGTTTGTCGTGCCGGAATACTGTGCAAGATTGTCAAATCCGCTCTTGATTCCACCGAAGATTGCAGAAAACGCCCGGAACGCAACGCTCATCATGAGAGACATGGCAAGCATTCGCCCGAGTCCAATTCTTGCTCGGCCGGATGACTTGGAAACTTTGTCTAATTCTCCAGATGCTTTCTTTGCGGAAACTTTTGACCTATTGTTTGCTTTTTCTGCTTTTTCCCCGTACTCTTCTGCTTTGCTGGTTATGTCGTCATAAGACGTTTTTAACCGATTATTCATATCGGCAAGCTTTCGCTCTGCCTGTGCGAGCTTTTCTATGTCTTTTTTTGCTTCTTTTGTTTCGATTCCGGTCGTGAACGCTTTTCCTCTTTCTTCCAGGTCTTTTAATTCGCCTTCTGCGTATTTGATAGTGTTGGCAAGTTCTTCGATATCGTAGGTCTGTTTTTTGTAAGTGTCAGAGCTTGTTTTTCCACCATTTGCAAGGTATCGGTCCCTTGCTTCTATTAAGCGGTTTTGCTTTGCTGTGGCTTCTGCAATCTGCGCCTGTATTTCCTTGTATTCGTCTGTTGGAATCTTCTGGTTGCCATATTCTGCAACCTTTTTCCGCAAACTCTCAACTTTCTGTTCCTGTGCGGCATATTCGTTGTTAAGTTTTGCGAAAGCGTCTATCTGTTTATTCAGTGCTGCTTTTGCGGTTGCTCCGATATTATTTACTTCTCTTGCAAGATTTCTAAGTCTTGCTTCTACTTCCTTACTTCCGGCTTGTATACCGTCAGTATCTAGTTCTGTATCAATAATAACAGTACCATCGGCATAAGCCATAACTTTTCCTTTCTACCGCTATTTTTCTGCGGTCAGCGACTATCTCCAAGTGATAGCCGGTTACTTTTTTAACCCGAACAGTTCCCGAAGCTCTTCTTTTTCCTCTTCGCTCCGTTCAATTTGCTTCACTTTTAAATCCACAAGGGATTTATTGTTCTTGTAAAATTCCTGTTCCCACTTCTCCAACTTTTTCCCACGTTTCTTTTTATCACGCAAGCCAACCACAGTCGCAAAAGTGCTTTCTCCGATTTCCATAAACAACCCGAGAAACGTCCACCAGTGCATATATTTTTCCGCGCGGATGTCTTTACCGGCTACTTTATTTACTGCCGGAATCAAGATTGGTGCATCCTGATTCCAGTCCATCAACCTCGGCTTTGGTTTGTTGTCGCTAGAAAAACCACAGTCGATAAATTCTATAGCCTGTTCTGCCGCTTCTTTCCAGTGCTGCGGAGGAATGCTTTCAAAATCCAAGTACAGAATTTGTAACATAGTCATAGCCTGTTCCGTGTTCTTTTCCTGTTCGTTCATTCCGGTGTAAATGTCTGGATCGTTCATTGCAATCAGGATATCCAGAACGGCTCTGTAGTCTGTACGGATTTCGTAGTCTTTCCCTCCGACTCTAAGGGTTGTGGGTAATTTCCATGTGTCCACTATTTGTGGTATTTAGCGACATATTTGTTCATTCTTTTCTTTAACTTCTGTGTTCGAACATTCATTTCTTTTTCTATAGCGGTAGCGATTGCGGAAAGAGCTTTTTCTACAAACAATTCGCCATCTTCCATAACAGTAAATGCACCAACCGAATTAAAGAAAGCTTCTCTTGAATCCGAATTGATTAAATAGCTGATTTTATCAATAATGTCATTTTCAGCTTTTTTAATATTTTCAATATCTTCATCAAGATTTCCTGTTTTTTCCGGCATTTTATAGTTTTCATAATATTTAGCCACTTCTTTGTAGCGATCAATAATATTAGTATCTGCCGGATTAAATTTTAAAATTCCAAGTATTTCTCCGCTCCCTTTCGCCCTAATCCGGTACGATACCGTAGGCGTTTCGGTATAAATGTCTCTATTTTTCATATTGCTTTTTACCAATTTGTTACTCATTTAGACCTCCTTGTTCTCTTGCTGATTATGAAAGTGCGTGATTGCTTTCTAATGACTGTGTAGCGATTTCGCCGGCGGTAAATACCGGATTTCCCGATTTAAGAGATTCTGCCGTAACACTTCCTTCTGTTCTTGTTCCATTTTCTGTGACATCAAACGGGAAATTTACACCAGATGTATCACCACCGTAAGACTGCGGTTTTACAAGCACTTCCTGAACAAATGCTCTGTGCTTTGTATCTGACGTATCTTCCACGATAACTTCAAGCATGAGTGTTTTGCATTCATCACCTTTCAAACGTTTCAGTGCGATATCTCTAATTTTTGGATATAATTTAGAGGATGGATCTGCATAGAACGGATCCGCAGACATAGACGGTTCATATCCGTTATCTGTAACTTTTGTTTTTCCAAGAATTGTTTTCTTTGTTTCAGTGTCCGGATTCAGTTCCACAGACATATCCTCGATATCTTCACCGAGAATTTCCCATGTTGCTGTTGTAGCGTCCAGTTTGAAACTGTAATCTAAGAAGTGAGCCATAGCTTCACGATTTAATTTAGCCATGTTTATTCCTTTCTACCGCTAACTTTTCGCGGTCAGCGACTATCTCCAAGTGATAGCCGGTTAATTGGTTCTTTTAAATTTATTTCTGTACTTTAGTGACAGGCTTATAACCCAGTCTTGTACATTGTTTTCGCTTACATTATCCAGATATGACGGCGTAAGACGTTTGATTTCTTCAATCTTTCTGCCCTCTGTAAGCTCTGGATATTCTTCGAGGGTGTAAGTCTTTCCGTCAATCGTAACAGGCTGTTTTTCTAGCCATTTTCCAAGTCCGTCAAGGAACTCTTTAATGTCTGCTTTTACATTTCCGGCATCTATCGCCGTGCGATACAGAATGTAAAAAGGATAATTGCAGAGCTGGTCTACTGTACCGGTTACATATTTCTTTTCCAGTGCGATCACTGCCCCACTCACCGGATAGCACGTGATACCGGAATCCTTTTCTACTGTGGAGAATTTTATTTTTTCTTCCGGCAAGAGTCCGGGATAGCTATTGAGTAGATCCATAATTGCAGAAGTTACAACCTCATAGCCATCAACATCGTATTTAACTTTACTTTTTTCCTCCGGCAATGCGTTTCACTCCTTTCACCCATGCTTTCCCGTCTTTCTCTTTTGCCGCATCGAACCAGTGATCCGTTGCATCTGGATTCGTGATCTTAGAGAATTGCAGTGGTCTGTCTGTTACAACCTTTTTTGCGTCCTTCCTTGCGAATGGCGACATTGTTTCTGGATCCACCATCACAACACCCCCATATAGGAACCGTCCATAAGGAGGACCGGCAGCAATCACTTTTCCAGATCCTTGCAAGGATGCGCTTTGGATCTGCGCTACATGTGCCATATTCCCATCTCGGTATGGCATAAACGGAATCATGCTTTTGAAGACCTGTCCATCAAGCCAGTACTGCGCGTCCTGGAACTGCTTTTCAAAACGTTCCAGACTGATATCAGCTTTTATGTCACCTTGCACAATTTGATAATTTGGAAAATGAAATGTCTTTGACCTTGCCATTTTATTTTCCTCCGATCTCAAAATGTGGAATCAGCGTGTACGTCCCGACACTGGTTATCAGAAAAACATTGTCTCTCTTCTTGTTGAGATAGTCATAAAACCCACCACCTACACGTGTTGCGTAATCAGAATCTTTTATAATCTCTTCCGAGCATTCGCCCTCGATGAAGAAATCACCGTCGGAAAATGTCACAGTCTCGGCCAGCTTATCATTGGTCTGTGCTTTCCATTCTTTCGGCGGTAAATAAACCTTTCCGCTAACGTTTTTTCGGTATACCTTCTTTCCGGCATCCGCAATCATTTTATAGGTGTACCTGATGTGCAAATTTGCTTCATCGGCGTTTTCCAGTCCTGTTTTCGCTACGTTCGCCGCTTTGTCGTCTACGAATTGGCATCCAGATATAACAGTGGGATACCAATAAATTTCGTCTTTTTGGTTAACGTATTTATTAAATACTGTAACCGTCTTGTCGAACATTGGTATCCCTCCTTAATATATTTCTTTCCCGCATTTCTCACACTTCCATACGTGGTGTGTCTTATATTCACCCGGAGAAATTTTTTCAAGGAAAGTTCTGCAATATGTTGTTTTTTCATGTTTGCACATCAGCATTTTAAGCCATTTAAATACCAGCATATAATAAGTACTCTCCTTTATCGTCTTTAACTCCGTATAAATACTGTCCAGCCTTCTGCTGTATCAGAATATTCTCCACTTTTTTATCCATTGCTGCCTGTGCATAGACTGTTTTAGAAGCATCACTCATTCCAGTGGAATAGGTAATGCTTTCACTCCCGGCAGTAACCGAAGATACCGTTTTACCGGTTACTTTTCCATCTTCGGTTTCCACTGTTCCAAGATTGTTCAAAAGTGCGTTTTTAATGCTGTCTATCTGGTAGAGCGCTTCAGCCACAGAACAGACTGCTTTCTGCACTTTTTTGTTCGCCCTGGAATCGCTCGGAAGTCCATCCGCAAGACGATCGAATGTGATTTCATCCACGCGGTCGCTTGCCCGATCTACATACTTTGGAAAGTCGGTTTCCGGCACGACATCACCGTGATATTCATTTTTGTAAAATGCATAATCTGTATATGCCATGCCGGTTCCTCCTAACCTCTGGTCTTAATTCTGGCAATCGGGATCGCCTTGATCGGGAAATACTTTTCTGCGCCGGTCTTGTTGTTCTGTGCAAGCTGCCAGTTTGATCCTTTTTCAAGTTCTTCATCGGTCGGGGAAATGATACTTCCGTCTTTAAACGAAATACCAACCGGAGACCAGCACTTTCTCTGACGAGAGTACAGCGTTGTTTCTCCACCGTTCTTTTCTGGATTTCTGTCCATTTCATAAGGTACTTTTGCACCACAATCTGTATATTCGATAGCACCAGCACCGAATACGTAAGTTGTATAGACATCGCCAGCCGGAAGAAGAACAACATAGTCGCCAGCTTTTGCACCAGTAACATCTGTAGAAACATCCGCTTTGTTAACCTGTCCTTTTGTAGCTCCTGTGTCAACGACTTCCAGTGCGTCTTTATCAGTCTGTTTAGCCTTTACGTACTTCGCTTTCGCTGTCTCTGTCGGCATATTATCGTCTACAAGGACAGTTCTACCGTTCAGAGTTCCGAGTGTCAGATCTCTTTCGATTCCCTGTGCGTCTGTATACTTCATGTATGCGAGAAGTTTCAAATTTTCAAGATCCGTTGCGATCTTAGAATGCATAATTGCAAGACTGAATTTTGCCTTGTTGTCTCCGAGTGCTTTCTGAATTGCGTTGTTCAGAGTGGTTTCCTTGAATCCGTATTCTGTGGCGTTGTCCGATACATCGTAAGTATGTTTTGTAACAAAATCCACGTTTCCGGTTCCTGTCATGGAGAAGATACCTTTCAAAATCGCGAGGATTGTTTTTTGGTCTACGTCATCCCAATACTCTGCGATTTCCTGTGCTGCCGGTAAGAAGTCTTCGCCTGTAATGTCAGAAGAAAAGTCCTTTTCTGTCCATCCGTTCGCACGTCCGACTACGATTCTACTCTGTGTATAGGTTTCTCTTGATTCTGCGGTAATATTTGTGTTACCGTCATAGTTGTTCGCCGTTCCGCCGATTCTAGCCTTAATCGGGATGGTCAGATAGTTTCCACCTGTCTGATCCGGCAGAAGCGAAGCATACTGCGGTTTTTCCACAATAGCACCTGACTTTAACAGTTCATTTCTGTTAAGGTTCTCGGTCTGATCTACATACGCACCAAAAACCTCGCCATTAAAATTTTTCTGGTCAAATAATGCCATGTTGTTTCCTTTCTACCCGTAACTTTTTCGGGTTAAAAATTATCTACTCATTTTTGCCCTGAATGTAAGAAGAAATATCAAGGTTTGGATTTTCGTTCTTCATGCGCATAAGCTCTGTCATAGATACATGACCACCTGCTCCTGCGCCAGCTCCGGTTTTTGGAGTTGTGAATCTGGCAGCCCCAGCTTTCGCTTTCGCTTCACTCTCGTCCACAAACGCTGATGCGTCTGATTCTTTCATCTGTGCGATCAGATCATTCAGTCCGAGAATCTTTCCATCATGCAATTTAAGACCGGCTGCTTTTACATCGTTCATGATCTGCTTCTTTGCAGCTTCACTAGAGAATTTAATAGTTTCAAATTCCTTGCCAAGAGCATCCGCAAAATCACGTTCGTAAAGCTTTTCCTTGTAATCTTTTTCAGCGTCTTCAGCTTTCTTCTGCCATTCTTTCAGGTCTTTCTGAATCTGTTCTGGATCGATTCCGTCAAAGCCTTTCAACGTTTCTTCCGCTGTCTCTGCTTTGGATTTCCAATTGTCCCGGTCGGCCGTTAAGGTTTCGTTGTCTTTCTGCAACTTCTTAACGTCTTTCCCGTACTCTTTCATGACGTACTGGATCTGTTCGTCAGTCAAACCCTGTTCTTTTAAGTCTTCTGTTTTCATTCAAAAGCTCCTTCCATTATTAGGTTATTTATAGGTGCGTAACCAGTCACCAATGGTTTTCCGTTTTGTAGGACTCGGCTGTCCAAAAAAAGAATAGGCGGAGTCGAACCGCCATTCTCCCGGATGTCCGGGTGCTTTACCGTTAAGCTATATTCTTCGCCATTTTCTTTTCTCGTAGGGGGAGGTTCAAAAAGAAAAATAGCAATCATACCAATATCACATTGAGAGGAAATGGCGTTATTTGATAACGCCAAAACTCGCCGGAACGTGCGACCGTTCCTTGATACAGTTTTCCACTAGCGAGTCTCTTAAAGAAAGGAGGTGCAATGAAGAAAAAATCTTTTTCCCGATTCCCTATTTTATTTTATTTTATTACATTTTTGTGCTTAAAGTAGTACTCACATTTTACATATCTGCGAGTTTTCTGATCTGTTTTTGAATCTCTTTTCTCTCGTCAGCAAAATCAGAATCCATGACCATAGAGGAAAGCATATCATAAACCTCTACCATCAATCTTCCAACGCATTCCATCAGTTTGTCCCTGTGTGCCTGATCTCCGTTTTCCTTGTACGCTTCTTTTGCAAGAATGTATCTGTTGTATAATTCATCAATATTCTTGTCGTATTTTCCATTGCTGTACTTCTTAATCAGATTTTCTGAAGCTTCTGAAAGTACTGTCGGCATTTCTGCGCATTCAAGTTCATGAATATTGCAGAGCGTTCCCGTGATCTTATAGATTGCATCCAGGTTGGAGAGTGTCAGCTCACGCTTTATCGATTCTTTCTCTCTGTCCAACTGGTTTTTGAGAATCTTTTTTACTTCTTCCATCTCATTCCACCTCGATTCCTTTTAACTTTTTCTTGTATTTTTCGTGTATTTCCGACTGGTTTTCAGTGATGTAAACCATGTCATATCCCGTGGTTATCAGATCAGAAATCATCTGTTCTACCGTTTTTAACTCTGCGCTTACATCTTCCACCAATTTTTCTACAAAAACAGCGTCTGCTACGGATCCTATTTCTCTGAGCTTTTGCGCGTACTTCTCATACACGGATTTTGTCTCGGATTCCCAGTTGTGATATTCGAGAAATCCATCCTCTACCGCTTTCTGTTTGGTGCTTTTGCCAACAGACAATCTTTTTGCCGTGTACCATGCATCCGGTATGATATTCACTTCACCGGAAAAATCCTCTTTTATGAGCGCATTGTGATGGTTAATGTAATATCTACATACCTTTCGCCGTTCTATGCTTTCTGCTAGATGTTGGTACTCATGCAGATGTTTGTATCCTCTTAATCCCAAGAAATCAAAGTAATCCGCAAATTGTCCATGCATCATAATCGCTCCGATAAACCGGTTATTGATCTCCGAAAAAATCTCTTCTGGCGTGCTTACGTCCATTTTGCTTTTAAATCCGATCATAAGCTCACCCCTTTCTAGGCAAGCTTTTTGATGATGATATTTGCATCTTTCACAAGAACGGAAGTCGCACTGATGTTTCCGACAGAGATTGTAAAGCTACTTCCAGACGGTATCGCAATCAGTGTTGATGCTTTCACGTTTTGGTATACTTCTGCGGTTACAACTGTATAATCCATTTCGGTTCCGCCGATTGCTTCACCGTTCAACTCTATCGTAAGTGCTGTCGCTCCGGCAGCTGCCGCTGAAACATTGGCGTTAAATTCTACTTCTACCGCCATTGGAAGATTTCCGCGGTTGGTTACTTCAAAAAGTCCGCTACCGTCATCGTGATTGAGCCATCCACTAGTGCAAGCGCAACGGCGGCTTCTTACTCTTGTGTTCGTAAATACAACATTCTGATTTACCGCAACTGTCTGTGCGGCTTTTGCAATTACATTTAACATATAAATTCTCCTTTCAAAAAAGGGATAGACTACTGCCTACCCCTTTGATTTGCAAGACTACTTTTTCGTAGACATGGATTGTTCCAACATGCTCATTATTTTGTTTTGGTTTTCGATAATCTTATCCAGATATTTGCGATCCTGTTCTTGCAGATGTTTGGCGATATCTGAGTTGCTTGCTTGCGTAAGATCGCTTCGGAAGTTCTCCGTCTGCAATGCAACACCATACACCGTCAAAAAATCTAGTAATGATAATTGATTCATTACAGGACATTACCGCCGCATCCAACGCAACCATTTACTGTATTGTAGGAAAAATACGGACTGGTTGTGAGGTATGCCGGAATAGGTGTCGGGCGTACTGCATCGACGATATTTTTCGTCTGATTAACCTGTGAAATCTGCCAGTAAGCAGTCTGGAGATCACGGTCACGATCTGCGAGCTTATCTCTGAGATTCTGGATTGCATTATCCTGTAACATCTGGCGTGTCGCCTGTCCATCTGCCAAGATGCTCTCCTTAATATCACAGCAGCATTGTGCCATCTGCGCCTGCATGTTCTGCGCCTGTAATGCAGCATCATATCTGCTCTGTAAGATTTCTTTCTGTGTGTTGCAGCAACACTGCGCCTGCTGAGCCTGTAAATTCTGTAAGCCAAGCTGTGTTGTATAGCGGTTCTCTAATACGTCACGCTGTGTCTCGCAAGCTGTGTTAGATACGTTCTGATTTGTGTTAAAGATATCCCTTTTCACAAATTCATCAGAAATAAAAGCGTCCTGTGCTCCGTTGTTGTTTCCCCATCCGTTACCACAGAAAAGGAAAGCAAGAATGATGATCCAGAACCACCCACCATCGCCCCACATTCCGTTGTCGTTATTCCTTGTTACCGCTGCTACATCGGCAGCACTTAATGTACTCATACCATCGTTCATGTTGGTTCTCCTTTACATTTATTTATCAAGGCGTGTGCACTCCGCCTGGATATCATTTTAATTTGTTTACAATATCATTCGGGTTCATTCCGTTCTTCTGGCACATCTCCATAAATACATCTTTCGGGTTTCTTCCTTGGCACATATCAATAGCCTTTTTAATGTTCGGGTTATTCTGCGCCATGTTCTGTAGCATTGCTCCGGGATTCTGTGTATTTTGCATCATCCCCATCATTCTTTGAATCATTCCAAATGGACCATTGCCACCCGGCA